ACCCTGCTGCTTGCGTTGAGCTTATCGCTGGTGCTGCTACTGGATCTACAGGTAACGCTGTATTCGGTAACCAATACCCAGCTAACGCTAACTAATTTTATTTTTATACGGGGACTTCGTGTCCCCTTTTTTTTATGACTACTCAATTAAACACCGATACCGAACTATCCGCAGTGAACTCTATCTTGGGTAGTATTGGACAATCGCCTATTACCTCTTTAAATTTAACTAACTTAGGTAATCCAGAAATAGCGTTAGTCCATAATTTATTAATGGAAGTAACTAAAGATGTACAGAACGAAGGCTGGCATTTTAATAAAGAAGATCATGTACTTAGATCTCCTGATGCAAATGGTCATTATTTAATACCTAATGATTATCTTAGATTTGATGTACATGAGGGACTTTCTGATAGAACTATAGATGTTGTTAAAAAAGGCGGAAAACTTTACAATACTGTTACTCATACCGATGTGTTTTCAGGAGATCACTATTTTGATATTACTTATTTGCGTGATTTTGAAGACGTACCTTCAGCAATTCAACGTTATATAATTGCTAGAGCATCAGTAAGAGCAGCTACACAAATAGTTTCTAATGCAGATTTAGTTCAACTTTTACAATTAGAAGAAGCACAAGCTAAAGCAACTGCATTAGAGTACGATTGTGAACAGGGAGATCATACCTTCTTTGGATTTCCACACGAAAGTAATTACAGATCTTATCAACCTTACAAAGCACTTATCAGATAATGGCAAATGTTACACAAACTATTCCAAATTTAACACAGGGAATATCACAACAACCTGATGAATATAAAGTTCCCGGTCAGGTAACAAACATGGTAAATGCACTACCTGATGTAACTCAAGGCTTAGTTAAAAGACCGGCTGGAAAGTTTGTGGCATCTCTTAGTGACGGGACAAATAATTCGACTACAAATGGTAAATGGTTTCATTACTACCGTGACGAAAACGAACAGTACATAGGACAGATAGCACAGAATGGTGTTGTTAAAATGTGGGACTGTTTAACAGGAGCAGAAAAAACTGTTGTTAATGGAATAGGAAATAACACATATTTAACTCACAGCAATGACGAAGATATACAAACATTAACTCTTAATGATTTTACATATATAAATAATAGATCCGTTACTGCTACAATGGATACAACAACAGAACCTGTTGGTAACTACCAAAAGGAATTATTTATAGAATTAAAATCTATTAGTTATGCAAAACAGTACGCATTAAATGTTTTTGACAATACAAACACAACTACCGTAACTACAGCTACACGTATCAATGTAACGTTAGTTAACTCTAGTAATAACTATTGTGACACAGGCTTCTTTATGAGGACACATGCCGATAGAGGTAATACTCCTAATGCTAGATGTGGTACACAAGCTGGTGACGGTAGAGACGCCTATGCACCTAATGTAGGTACGCGTATTTTTAGCGTAAGTACTGGTGATACCCTTGTTGACGATGGAGCTACTGGAGGTACTTTAGCTAATGGTAATCAATCAGTTACTGACTATAGTTACACAGTTAATATATTTAATTCATCCAATCAAGGCAGTCAGACAGGTAGAAAGAATTTATATTTTCGTATAGCTACAACCGGTCAGTCAGTACCTTATACAGAAGGTAGTGGTAGTAATCAAACAACTACATATCAGGCTAGATATACAACAACATACGATCTTTTACACGGTGGAGAAGGCTGGCAACAAGGTGATTATTTTTATGTATTTATGAAAGATGCTTACTACAAAGTACTTATAGAAGAAATAAGTACATCAGTAGTTCAAGCAAACCTTGCTTTAGTTAGACCTAACCCAACACCATTTGACACAGAAACCACAATTACTGCTGAGAGTATTCTTGGTGATATAAGAACTCAATTAATAGCTAGTGGTAATTTTACTGCTTCCGATATTACTCAAATAGGTGTAGGATTACATATTAAACGTAATGCTATATTCAATGCCTCTACGCCCGTAGGAGAGCTGTTAAATGTTGTTCCTAGTAAAGTTCAGGATACAGGAGATTTACCGTCTCAGTGCAAGCACGGGATGGTTGTAGAAGTCGTTAATAGTGAAGCCGAAGAGGATAATTATTATGTTAAGTTCTTTGGTAATAACGATAAAGATGGTGAAGGTACATGGGAAGAATGTGCTAAACCCGGAAGATTAATTAGACTTAAAAGATCAACTATGCCTGTAGTTCTTATCAGAACTGCTGATAGTAATTTTAGATTAAGTGAATTAGATGGGTCGACATATACAATTTCAAGTACACAATATTCTGTTCCACAGTGGGACGATGCTATAGTAGGTGATGATGTAACTAACCCTGAACCATCATTTATAGGTAAGAACATAAATAAAATGTTGTTCTTTAGAAATAGATTTGCAATACTTGCTGATGAAAATATAGTTATGTCCCGTCCGGGAGACTTTACAAATTTCTTTGCTAAGTCAGCTATACAACTTATAGCTAGTGACCCTATTGATATAGCAGCTAGTTCAGAATATCCAGCAACACTATTTGATGGTCTTCAAACTAATACTGGTTTAGTCTTATTTACTAAAAACCAACAATTCATGCTCACTACAGATAGTGATGTATTCAGTCCACTAACAGCTAAAATTAATTCTCTTTCTAGTTACAACTTTAATTTTGCTACAAATCCTATTTCTTTGGGTACAACTATTGGTTTTTTAGATAACGCTGGTAAGTTCTCAAGATTTTTTGAAATGGCACAGATACAGCGAGAGGGTGAACCAGAGATAATAGAACAGAGTGCTGTTGTAAATAGATTATTTGAAAAAGATTTAAAGCTTATATCTAACTCTAGAGAGAATGACGTTATCTTTTTTAGTGAAGAAGGTACATCTACACTATACGGATATAGATATTTTGATAGTATTAGAGAAAGAAAGTTAGCAGCTTGGTTCAAGTGGACATTGACTGGAACAATTCAATACCACTGTATGCAAGATGATAATTTATATGTAGTTGTACGTAATAACAATAAAGATCAATTACTAAAATACTCTATAAAAATGGACTCTAATACCTTTGCATTAGCAGAAAATAGAGTACATTTAGATCATCTTATGTCAGTAAGTGGTTGGACATATAACGCAACTACTAATAAATCTACAAAAGCTAAACCAACTGGTTTAGAAAGTTCTAATCAATTAGTAGCTTACGACATAGATGCTGGTACTAACCAAGGTAGATTTGGTAAAATAACTATAAACGGAAGTAATCTAGAACTTGATGGTAATTGGTCAGGAGAAACATTTTTAATTGGTTATGAATTTACAATGGAAGTTGAACTACCAACTATCTATGTAGTCAGACAAGAAGGTGAGTCATTTAGAGCAGACAGTAGAGCAAATACAATATTACATAGGGCAAGTTTTGCTTTTGGTCCTATAGGTTTATATGAAACAACTCTTACTAGAACTGGTAGAAATGATTACACTGAGGTGTTTGAAGTAAGTTTAGCTAACCAATATGCAGCTAATACCGCATCCACAACAAATAACAATAAATTATACTCTATACCTATTTACGATAGAAATACAAACGTAACCTTAAAAGTTAAATCTACACACCCAACTCCAGCCAATATCTTATACATGACATGGGAAGGAGTTTACAACAATAATTTTTATACTCGTGTCTAAATACATTCACCCAGCAACATTGGAAGCTGCTCTTCGAGTGGCTTCTAATTTATTACCCGATGACTATAGAGAAGTCACAGAAGGTCATGGACATGACCCTCTAAACGCCTTAATCGTAGGATTTCATAACTGCGATTCAGTTTATTTCGAGGTACCTAACGGAGAGTTGGCAGGCATGGCAGGCGTCCATAGTAATGGACAGATCTGGATGCTTTGCACACCAGCTATCTACGACTATCCCCACACCTTTGCAAGAGAAGCAAAGAGATTTGTGCAATCAAGAAAAGAAAAGTTACTGTGGAATTTTGTAGACGAAAGAAACAAAGTTCATGTCAAGTTACTTAGGTTTTTAGGTTTTAAATTTCTTAGAAGATTTAACTACGGACCAAACAATTTATCCTTTATAGAATTTTGCCATGTGCGATCCAGCAGTAGGTAGTTTTGCCTCTGGTGCTCTCGGTGCTGTAGGTGAAGCCCAAGCAGCCAGTCAAAGAAACAAAGCAGCTCAAAGACAATATGAGCACAAATTAAAAATAAGAGAAAGAAAGTGGATGATGGACACATCTTTGTATAAAACAAAGGTAGTCCAATTTGACAAAAATATTAGTGAAGCAAACCTTGCTGCACAAAGAGCATACACTGAATCTCAAATTAACTTAAATAATGTTAGAGTCAAAGCAATGCTAGATCATTCAGAAGATTTTAGAAACATGCTTGAAGCGGAAGGTATGATTGAAGCGTCAGCAGCCGAGCGTGGTGTTAGAGGTAAAAGTGTTTCAAGAATGTTAACTTTGAATTTAGCTAAGTTTGGTGAAGCAAATCGTCAACGTTCTCGAGCTCTAACGGAATCACAATATGCGTTTAATTTAGGTAATGAACGAATAAGAAGACAATTAATATCAGATAAGAATAATGAGTTTAGTAAAGTTGCTATTCAACTTGTACCAGAACTGGCACCTCCAGAACCAGTCAAAGAAAATGTTGGCTTCAAATTATTTACAGGAATTGCAGGAGCTGCATTCGATTCATTCAGTGGTATGGGTTCTGGTGGCGATAATGACTCGAGTATAAGTTAGGAGAATTATGACACAAAGCGGATACTCATTTACCCCGGGTAAATATGATACTACTGAACAGATAGATGTAGTACCAGAACAGGAAAAAAGTAATGCAAGAATTTTAGCTTCTGAAGAGCAATTTCTTGAAGAGATGAATGCAAGGGATGATGCTCTTGTAGAAAACACTAGAAAAAATTGGGAGTCATTAAGTAACTTATCTTCTAAGATGGCGAGCTTTATAAAGACCAAAGCCGAGAAAGATAAGAAAGACAAGCTACAGGCTGGTGCTGCATTAGCAGTTAAGATACCAGCTTCAGCAGAAGACATCGCAGCTCTAGTAGCACAAGAAGATGGAATAAAAGATTCACATTTAAAAATTAGTGCAATAGCAGATAGGATTGAAGAAGAAACTGGTAGTGTTGAATTAGCAGAACAATTTAGAAACTTATCTGGCTGGGAACAATATGCTTATGTAAAAGCTAGTCTTACTAGAGCAGCCGGTAATTACCAAACCTTTAAAAATGAAAAAAGATTATCTACAACTTTAACTCTTAAAGATGGTACGGTAGTAAACTATGAAAACGCCAACGAAACCCAACGTAACAGTTTAGATTCAAAAATAAGACATGAATTTTCTGAACAGTTTATAGGTGTTAATGAAAAATTATTGTCTGCTGTTGTTGCTCCTAAAATAAAAGAAGTTGATGAAGCTGAACTGAAAGAAGCAAGAGAAGCTAATAATACACGAGCAAAAGAGGAGATAAAAAACAGAGAGTTAAATTCTATTGAAACTAATATTATAAATGTAACACCAGACAAAGCTGTAGAGTATGTTAATTTTTGGGTTAAGAAGAACGAAGGTACCTATGGCGGTTCTAGTAATGCAAGATTAGCATTTAAAGAACAAGTAGTTACTTTAGTTTCAAAAGGTAAGATTCCACTATATGTAGGTCAAAATTTACTTAAAGGAGTTTTTTACCACGATGGAGATAAAAAAGATGTAACTCTATCAAAATTTAAAGAGTTTGAAGGATTTGAAGATGAACTTATAGAAGCTAACACTACCTATCTAGGTCAGAAAAAAGACAACGATAAATTTATAGTTGAATCTAACGCTGCTGCTATACGTGAAGAGTTAGATAACAGTAATACTGTAATGACTCTCCAACAAAAAAAAGATTATTTAAAAAAACGTAGAGAAGAGTTTCCTGACACACCTTTAAATGATGATGAACTTTCATTCCTTTATGGTTATAAAGACGACGACGTTATGAGGCAAGAGCTTTTAATAAAGGCAGAAGCTAAAGGTGGTGTTACTGAAGCAGATTTAAAATATGCAAGTCCTGCAATTAGAAAAGAGTTTAGAGATGCAAACTTAGTAAAACCTGAAGATGGTCAAACTTTAAGTAACCTTAGTCAAATATCAACAGAGCAAAGAAAAAAAATAACAGATCAAGTTGCAATAGCATCTAAATCTACAGGTAGCCTTGATGCTAAACCTCTTCAATACTATTCTCTTTTAGATGCAACTGAAGATGTTTATATCAACGCTTACAATAGTGCAGTGGTAGCTGGTGTACCTCCTGCACAAGCGCATGCACAAGCGTTTGACGCAGTGGTTGCAGTGCATGGTTCTCCTAGTTGGGTAGATAATGCTGCTACTTATAAACCATCTACTAGCACAGCCGAGTACGAAACAAAACTTGTCAATGCAAAAACAAACTTAGATCCTGAAAATGCAGGATATGTAACAAGACTACTAGAAGCACCATTAGCTCAAAAAGAGGAACTTCAACGATGGGCTGCAAATGGTGGTAAAGGTCAAGTACCTTATTACTATCGTGCTATTGTTAAAGGAACAAATATATTACCTAGAGATTTAGCTTGGAAACAGGCTGCAATTTTAGGTTATGAAGGTCAGTGGGATGAAAAGGAAGAATTAAATAAGTTTAAAATTCCTAAATCTATGATTACATTATTTATAAATAATAATCCTACTAAAAATGGTGCGAAAAGATTTGGCATAAATGTTGAAACTATAGAAAACGAACCAAAAGAAGAAGAAGTACACCCTTACGAAGAACTTGAAGACATTGATTAATAAGTAACTACGGTCTTATTTGAATTATTGTTTTTATTATTAATTACTACGGTAACCAATGGATGAATTAGAATTTACGCTTGAGGCTGCTAGCCCT